AAACAGGCGGTGGCGGTGGCGGCGGTGGTGGTGGCGGGGGCGGTATGTTTAATCCGTTCTTGGCTGGCATCAGTTACACACCTCAGGCTGTACCAGAGCCTCCAGCACCACCACAGAAGGACTACATGGCTGAACTAGACAACCTAATTAAACGAAGTTTGTTTGAGGGCATGGCATAAGATGACATATTTAAACTTAGTAAACAACGTTCTCAGACGCTTGCGTGAAGACGAGGTGTCTAGTGTACAGGACACTACTTACAGCAAACTTGTGGGTGATTTTGTAAACGATGCCAAGAAAATGGTAGAAGACGCTTGGGATTGGTCAGCACTCAGGACTACCCTGACGGTTACAACGTCTGCTGGTACTTTTAACTATGTACTCACGGGGTCACAGAACAGGATCAAGGTACTAGACGTGCTTAACGATAGTTCCAACTTGTTTATGACTTACCAGACAGCACATTGGTTTAACGATGCTTACCTTAACCAGAGTCCCGTGTCAGGCATCCCTGAGTACTACACGTACAACGGTGTTGACTCTAACGGAGATACGCAGGTTGACCTGTACCCTAAACCGGATGACACGTACAGCATCAGGTTCAACTGTATCCTGCGTTCTGATGACCTGAGCGCAGACGAAGACGATCTTACGATCCCTGCTCAACCCGTGATTCACCTTGCAGTAGCTCTGTTAGCTCGTGAGCGTGGCGAGACAGGCGGTACATCAGCACCTGAGTACTTTGGTATTGCTGATAAGTATTTGTCTGACGCGATTGCTCTGGACGCACAGAAGCACCCTGAAGAAACTATCTGGTACACTCCGTAGGAGCCTAGAGTATGGCACAGCCTCTCCAAAGCATTAATTTAGTTGCTCCGGGTTTCAAGGGAGTCAACACAGAAGACTCTCCGATTGGACAGGACTTCTCTTTTGCTGACGTTGCTGACAACGCTGTAATTGACAAGCGTGGGCGTATTGCTGCACGTAAGGGTGTAGACTTGTTGACTGCTGTAAACACACCTCTTGGTTCTGATTACGCTGTCAAGATTCACCACTTTTACGATGACGCTGGTAACGAAGAAGTGTTCGTCACAGGCAACAACAAGATATTTAAGACTACACAGACTACTAATCCTGATGACACGCTTACTGACATTACTCCGGGTTCGTACACGATTACAGCAGACAACTGGAAGATAGTCAACTTTAACGACAAGGCTTACTTCTTCCAGCGTGGACAGGAGCCGCTTGTGTACGATAACACAAATGGACTCAGGACGTTTACCACAGCTACAGGTACGTCTACTAACAGTAACTTCTATTGTCACGAGGCTCTAGCAGCGTACGGTAGGCTGTGGATCGTAGACAACGCAGCAGACACCCAAACAATATACTGGTCTGATCTGTTAATAGGCACAGACTTTACTGGCGGTTCCAGTGGTTCTATAGATGTATCTAAGGCTTGGCCTGATGGGTACGACGAAGTAAGGGCTTTGGTAGCCCACAACAACGCTCTACTTATTTTAGGCAAGCACAGCATTCTTGTATACAATAACGCCTTTAGTCCAGCAACGATGGCTCTGGCTGACACTGTAGCTGGCGTTGGGTGCATCTGTAGAAACTCTGTACAACACATTGGTACTGATGTGTTGTTTATGTCTCAGAACGGTCTGAGGAGCTTTGGCAGAACAATACAAGAAAAGTCTTTACCTCTGTCTGACTTAAGCGCAAACATAAAGACTGAGCTTATTAGTTTGATTAGCACACGTACTGCTCCTACGGCATCTGTGTACAGCCCTGAGAACTCGTTCTATCTGATTACGTTTCCAGATACTAACACAACGTACTGCTTTGATCTCAAAGGTAGACTAGAGAACGGTGCGTACAGAGCCACACGTTGGACCTCTGCGCCGTTCAAGTCGTACGAGAGAAAGAACGATGGTACGTTACTGGTAGGAACTGATGATGGCGTGGGTGAGTACGCTGGGTACGCAGATGAGTACAACGACTCAGGAACAATCAAGACTTCTAGTTACCGCTTCAGGTACTACAGCCCCGGATTAACTTTTGGTGATCCGTCGAAGGTTAAGTTCCTAAAGAAGCTACGTCCTACGTTGGTAGGTGCTAACAGTGCCACCGTGTTTGTTAAGTGGGCGTACGACTTTGGAACATCGTACAGCACACAGGAGTTTACGGTAGGTAATCAGACCCCTTACTACTTTTCTAATCCAACAGACGGTGCAGGAAATCCTATCGCTGCTGGAGGATTGGCTGAGTTTTCTAATCCTGTGGACGGAGACGGTAATCCTATTGCTACCGGAGGACTAGCTGAGTTCACCGGAGGAGCAACAACAACCAGACCTCCTGTAAATGCCACAGGTGGCGGTTCTATTATTACTATTGGTCTTGAGTCAGAAATAAACGGTTTTGCTTTATCTCTCCAAGAAATCAACGTATTAGCACTTATGGGTAAAACATTATGAGCAACTATACAAAGACAACTAACTTTGCTAATAAGGATAGTTTGCCTTCTGGAGATGCTGGCAAAATTATTCGGGGCACTGAATTTAACACAGAGTTTGACGCTATTGCGGTTGCTGTTGCAACTAAGTCAGACACTGCTTCACCTACGTTTACAGGTACTGTGACGATTCCAAATTTAACATTTACAGGAACTCTGTCTACAGGGACGATTGATGGAGGTACTTACTAATGCCAGAGTGGTTACAGAAACTTTTAGGAATTGGTGGCGCTGTTGGTGGTGGTTTGCTTACAGCAGAGGCTATAAACCGTCTCAGTGATATTGGCGAGCAGTCTCTACTAGGGACAACAGTAGACGGGCGGTATATTCCCGGTGCCCTTGAGCTAGCACAACAAGCCGTGGGAATGTCTCAGTTTAGACCGTTTACTGTGGCGTCTACGATGCCCGGAGGTGGGTTTTCTGCAATGCCTAAGTTTGACGAGGAAGGCAACTTTCTTGGCGTAGGCACGAGCATGACTCTTTCTCCTGAAGAAAAAGCGTTCCAACAGTCTATGCTAACTCGCGCTCAACAGCAGCTTGCTGGTACTCCTTTTGGTCAAACACAGGGACGAGCAGCGGCAAAACAGGCGTTTGGTTTGGGCAGTGGCATGATGCGAGACTTGCGCGACACTGACATGGCGCAACGCGAAACAGACATTTATGAGCGTATCAGGGCTGCACAGTCTCCTGAAGAGCAACGACAGGCACAGGCAATGGAAGAGCGCTTGGCTGCACAGGGACGCTTAGGTGTACAGACTGCACAGTTTGGTGGCACACCAGAGCAGCTTGCTATGGCTAAAGCTCAGTCAGAAGCTAGAAACACAGCCATGTTGCAAGCTATGGGTCAAGCACAGGCAGAACAGGCTCAGTTGGCACAGCAAGCACAGATGTTTACAGGCATGGGTAGTCAGTTGTCTCAGGCAGACTTGCAACAGCTTGCGGCACAACAGAACCTTGGTGTTGGCTCTATGGGTGCTGCTTACCTACCACAGACTCAGATGATGCAACTACAACAAGCTATGTTGCCATACCAGCAGATGCAACAACAGGGACAACTGTTTGGTGCTGGTCAGTACGGTGAAACAATGATGAGTGGTCTTGAGGCTAGGTTGGTAGCAGAGCAGGCTCAAGCTAATCTGTTGGGTAGCCTTGGTACTGGTATTTTAGGTGGACTCTTTGGCTCAAGCAAAGATGGTGGAATCTTAGGAGACATCTTTGGTATATTAGGGGGAGGTGAATAATGGCTAGATTTTCACAACAGATGCTAGCGGGTCTTTTGAACCCCTCGTATCAAAAAGAGTTGACTCAGGTTGGTCGTGCCATTGGTGGTACTCCTCGTAGTATGATGATGCGTCAGCAGAAAGAGCAACGGCAAGCAGAGATACAGGAGCTGCTTCAGCAACACGCGAATAACCCTGCGAAGCTACAGCAACTCGCAAACCAGTATCGTGCACAAGGCAACGAGGAAGCTGCTACTGCGTTTACTAATGCGGCTACTCAGGCAGTTACATCAGGTTTAATCCAACCAACAGGCATTACTCCAGAGCAGCTTTTAAATGCCGCACAACAAATGAATAGTCTTGGGCGCACACAAGAGGCATTAGATTTAGCACAGCAAGCTAGGGATTTACAGGCATCAACTCAACAAGGAGTCGCTCTACAGGCAAGAAGAGAGTCTATTGCAAGTTCTGCCAGAAAACTAGGCCTTGACGAATTAGCTGAAAGAGCTTTATCTACAACAGATGAAGAATCTTTAAGAGCTATTCAAAAAGATTTAAGAGCTTTTGAAATAAAAGATGTTATTAGAACTCGTGGAATACCGGGGAGAAAAGCGCTGGCTAAAAACGCTGGTATTGAGTATGAAGAGTATATGTCCGACTTATCCGATGACGGTTTTGCTAAAGTATTAGAAGGCTCTGAAGCAACTCTTAAATCGTTTATTGATCCCAACGGCAATGAAATAATGCTTGAGGTAAATAAACAGGGCAGAGTTAAAGAACCAACGACTGAAAAATTTGTTAGGGCTAGTGATCTAGGCTTGCGTCCAGCGCCTAATAGACAGCAAGTTGAAAATATTGCAAACTTTACTAACGAAAAACTAGCGGAAGCTGGCGTAAAACGATACGATGATCTGGCTAATGCGGCTGATGACGCAACTAAAATGATGAACAATATCACGGAGGTGCTACCTAATGTAGATGAGATGATTACAGGTCGGCTAGCAAACGCAGAGCTTTTTGTGCGGGGCGCGAAACAGGCTATTGCTTCTGCCGCTGGTTTAGACCCTAGTGATCCTAAATTAGAAAATACTCAGGTGTTTATTGCTCTTGCGGCTCCTCGTGTTGCTACCATAATTAAGGACTTTGGTGCAGGAACTGGATTGTCAGACGCAGATAGAGAGTTTGCACAGCTTGCGTCAGCCGGGGATATTACGATGACCGCCACTGCTTTAAGAAACATTTTAAAAATTCTTAAGGATGATGCAGACAGAACTTTGTCTTTATTTGATGATATTACAGCAGACATAAGAAAAGACCAAGGACAAGACCCTTTAATTTTTTACAGGATCCCCTCTCTAAAGGCTAGACCAACTCTAGAACAGCCCACGGTAACGACTACAGATGATACAGGTATTCCTGCTCTTCCTCCGGGCGCAACCTTAGACTGAGGTTTTTATGCAGACAGCTACTAACCAAGAAACAGGACAACGGTACTATTTAGATCCTGAAACAAACCAGTGGACTGAAATGAAAACCGCCTCTGTTCAACGAACAGGACAGAGGTTTGGTTTGGTTGGCGGTCAGTGGGTAGAGATTGAAAAAGGACGCGCACAGGAAGAAGCAGAAAGAATGACTGCTTTTATGGAGCGTGTGCCTGAGGCTCTCGAACGAGGCGTAGAAGAATACCAAGAGCGTACCGATGCTTTACGTATTGGTGGGTATGAGCCTAGCGCGTCGCAAAAAGTTACCACGGCTATTGCGACTGCTGGTATGACAGCAGGAGACATTATTACTGACTTTGCTATCACCTCGCTGCCAAACTCTATACGAGAGGGTGCTCAGCAACTTTTTGGAAGCGTTAAAGATACTGATTCATTTAAGACTGCGGCACAAATGGCAGAAAAAGGTCTGGAGGCTTACGAAAGTTTTAAGGAGACTAACCCAGCCGCTGCCGCAACATTTGAAAACGTGGTTGACGTATCTGTTTTGTTTAGCCCACGACCAGACTTAAAACTTTTTGAGGCCCCTGCTGAAAAAGCAAAGAGTAGGGCTAGTTGGCAGAAATTTAACCAAAGAAGACAAGGCATCAATCAGCTACTCGCCCCAGAAACTTTAAAACCAAACGAAAGAACAGCGCCTACTGGATTAATCGGCAGAGAAGAATATGTCCCTGATAGAGAAACACTTACTATCACAGGAATACTTGAGGGAATAACTGACGTAGATCCTAAGGCTTCATATCATCACAACATGAGGGCTGTTCAAAAGCACATCACAGAACAGTCCAAAAAGCTGCGGCAGTTTATTATGCAGGCGGGTAATCCACGAATCCGTAAAAATGACTTAGCTGCCGAGATGGGACAAGCAATCGAAGAGTACACCAAATCATCTGGTTACAGGGGCATAACACCGGACGCTCAAACGATTGTTCAAGCGCTTGCCGAAGACGCTTTAAAGCTAGTGTCACAATCAGGAACTAAAAACACTGTTTCTGCTATGGACTTGCTCAACATTCGTCAACAATTTGATGACTTACTGAACGAATCATACGCGGGTGTTTTAGAAGCTACTTCGGCTTCTGCTAGGGGTAAGGCGTCTCGTGTAGTTAGAAACATACTTAATGACACGTTAAAGAGAATAACTCCCGGAGATGGGGCACGTCAGTTGCTGGACAGACAACATAACGCCTATTTAGCGCGTGATAGAATGAACAACAAAAGAAACAAAGAGGCCAATACTACTATCGGCATTGTTGCTCGTAGATTAAAAGACGCCGCCCTTCTTCCCTCTACATTAGGCTCTTTATATTTTACAGGTAAAACTTTTGTTGAAGGTGCTGGTGGTGTTGGTGCTGTTGCGCTTGGCGGGGCGGCGGGATTAGGGATCTATGGCACTATAAGATTAATGTCAAAGCAGAACAGACTTGACTTATACGCTGAAACACTATCGGGTTTAAACAAGCTAATCAGGAACACAAAAGAATCTGATAAACTTTTTGAGTTAAAAGCGCATAGACTAGTAATCTTGGACTTGCTCAGAGGTGAACAGGAGTCTGAAGACGATGAGTAAAGAAAACCTGTACGACCTGCGAAAGCAATACAGAGAAAAAGCCAGACAAACAGAGCGTGAATACAGTCAACAAGCAACGTCTGCTGCTGCGGAGGCTGTAGACACAGCCCTAAACGCGCCTAGAAGATCTTTAAAAGGACTTATGTCAGGTAACCCAGAAACTTGGGGCCTGCCTGATTTCTCCTACGATGTAAACATAGGTAACAGAGCGGGGTACAGAGGAGCAGCCACAATAACAGATGAGATTGCTGAAGGCGCGTTAGATGTTGTTGCTGACCCTGTAAATTACATGGGTGCTGGTTTTGTGTCTAGCGCGATGAGAGCTGCTCCTAGAAACGTAAGAACTATGATTCCGGGTTTTTACCAAGGTCCTGTAAAGAAGGCAAAGGGCGTTACGCAAGAGGCGGCTAGGGCGTTGCCTTACTCTATTCATGAGGCGCTATCCCCTACAGCAGCGACAACAGCTAGAGAATATGGCACAGGATACGGACGCAGGGCAGAACAACTAAACCCTGTAGACGAAAAGGGAAAAATATCCCCATCTGTGAGACAAGGCAACATGGTGGCGTCTCCCTATATGACTCAGCAAGCCAGAGGCGCTTCTGGCGAGTTTGGTGATACTGTAGTAGAGGCAATGCCTACATTTAAAAACGAAGTGTTGGCTACTGGAAACATGGCTGATGACGCCGCGCTTAAAAAAGTGTTAGCAGAAGAAGGTGACATACCTCAAGATGTAGTGGACAGGGCCGCAAGACACGTTAGGGCTGTTCAAGGAACAAATTCAGGAACAGTTGTTGCTCGTAATAAAGCTGCTGCAGGAAGTCAACTAGGCGAGGAAGCCGCTGGGGTGGCTAAAGGTACTGCCCCAGAAGTTGCAAAAATGCTGAGCAGCCCTAAAGCTCTGCAAGCATATAAAGACTATGCTGGTGAACAGCTTGGTGAGGCCCAGTTACGCGAGTATTTAGGCATCATCAATGCGATAACGCAGAGAGCAGGAAAAACTTGGACGGGTCGTAACTCTTTGAGCAAGGCTTTTTATCAGGGAGAAGAAATGAAAAGCCTAAAGAGTGCGTACCTAGCAGAAACATATTGGAAAGCCAAAGCGAGACAGAAAAAGGGCTTGAAGATAGCAAAAGGTGGACCACAAGAAGAAGCCCTGAAGTTTGTTAATGGATACATTGCCAAGCATCCTATTACAATAAAAGATATGAACGGCAAGCTGGTTCTTCAGCAATCATTTAGATCGTCTGCTAAAGACTTAGGTGGAATGAACGCTTTTGTTGTCGTGGACCCAAAGACTCAGGAGTTTTACACCATGCTTTCTGATGGGCATGACCTGTTTGGGCTTACTCCTCCGGGATGGTCTGATTTAACTACAGTGCTTCCTATTCAGCGCAGACGAATAGGCGATCAAGAGATGCCTAGAGGATCTGAAGCGCAGAATCTAGCGGCTAAACAGGCCAGACAAGACGCTGTAGAAGGTCTAGAGAGAGCGTCAGGAATGAAAATGATGAGAGGCGAATCTATCAAGGCTTTTGAAGATAGAGTTGCCAGAGACTTCAGAGCGGCTCCTACGATGGGCGACAGGGCTAGAGCGCTGTCTAACCAGATAGGAGCAGCGGGTATGCTAACCGGAGGAAACCGTGAAGAACAAAGATAAACACACAGTAGAGTACACATCCATCGACTACCACAGTATGTGCCAGAAGTCAAAAGATCGCATCAAGAAGATGCAAGCGCAGGGAATACCTACGCCCCATGACCCTAAAGATAAGCCAGAGGACGTAGGTAAGTCAGAGGGCTACTCCATATTCTTCATGTCATAGTTCACAGTTGTTCCCTGTACAGGCCAGTTGTTGTGATCCTTCGGTCATGTCGCTGGCCTCCTCTATGTCCCAAGAAATGTCCTTTGGGA